AAATTGATTTACGCTGGAGTAACTGAAATACCTGATGTTGCTGCTGTAGGAATGTTTCCTGTAATCATCACTTGGTCTGCAGTAGTCATGAAACTAGCACAGTTAAATGTTGCTAAGTTGGCAAAATTCAAAGTTCCTTTTACAAGAGATGAAGCACTTGCTCCAGCAATTGTTAAAGCAATACCTCCTGCTGTATCAATAGAAGCCATAAATATCGGATTGATAAATAGGTTTGTAAATAATACATCTGTATTAGCTGCTACCTTCAATAGAAGTGCATCTGCATCACTTGAAGAAACCATCCAGATACAATCTCTGAAAATGTTTGATTTGAACTCTTGTGCTGATGTTACTTGGTCAATTGTGAATACTGTTCTAGCTGCACTTGTAACAAGTGTATCTGAACCGAATGTACAGTTATCATATGTTCCTGAATCAGAACCACATAATACTTCTGTAGCTGTTGTTAGGTCTAGGTTATCTGCTACTCCAAAAACGAATGAACAGTTTTGGTATAGAGAACCTTCTCCACCTTCTTCTAATACGTGTAGTCCTGTAGCTGCTGTTGCTGCTTGGATGAACTTAATGTTTGAGAAACTGTTTCTAGTTCCTGTTACTTTTAGAACGTAAGCTGTTGTAGCTGCTGTTGCTAATTGTACTTTAGCACCTTGTTGTACTAATCTTCCAAAGAAGTCCATACCTACCAAGTTAATTCTACTCTTTGTCCAAGCAATACCTGCTGTAAGACTATGTGTTGAATTTGTTGATAAAGCAATTGTGTCTCCAGAACCTGCTGCTGCATAAGCAACTGCTAATGTCTTGAATGCTTGGTCTGCGGATAGTCCAAGATTTCCATCTGAACCATTAGTTGCATCTACAAAGTAAATGTCTCCTGCTCCATTTGCTCCCAAAACCATTGGAAGTGAACCTGTAACTGGGATTCCATAACTGGAAATTCCGTTAGGATATTTTGTTGTTGTCATATTAATTGTTTTAGTAATTTAATAATATTTGTTCTATTAATTTCAGAGTTATGTAAGTGTATTGGGATATATCCAAGACTTGCTAATACTTCATTCTTAGTAGTGTCTTGTTCATGTCCGTCTATCTCTATTGCATAATTTCCGACTACAAAATCAATCTCTCTATTTTGGATTATCCATCGATGCTTAAAAGGTATATGTAACTCTTTAAGCACCTCGTAGAATATCCTTTCTGGTTTCGTAGATTTCTTCTTGTCAATATTGTATCGCATTTCTCGTGTTATTTAACCTTGGCGAATAAAGATTAATACTATGTCGAGGTAGGGTAACGTACCCTACGAACGGACTAGGAAGCGTATGCTTCTAAATCACCTTTAGAACCCCATGTTCCTAACCATCCTCTGGAGTAGTTTGCCCAACGAGCATCTACTGTGAAAGTATGAGTTCTAGTCAAAATATCATAACTTTGATCTAGTCTCTTTTCTTGTCGGATGTCTTGAAATAATAGATTCTCTCCTGCAACTGTAACGAACCAAGCTGAAGCTGAACCTCCTTGTTCTGAGTTCAAGAACTTAGACATAATTAGGTCAGTTGTACCTTTGTACACGTTGATAGCGTTGTTTGCTGACTCAGGTGTTAATTCTGAATCAAGAGTTTCCATAGCCTTCTTTTCAAGGTCTAACGGAGTAATAAGTTGTTTCTTACCAGCCATAGTAACAGCTTTACCATTATCTGTTTCTTGCTTATCAACTGCTAATCTTGCTGTGAAATAGTTGTCATGTGTCAACTTGATTCCTGTAGCAGATGCATTTGATTGAGTAGAACCGAAAGCGGATTGAGTAGGGTGCACAGTTGAAAACTGAGGCACTGAATCTCCATACCATGTTACGGTTACGTCATTAACAGATTTAGTAGTAGCGAAGCCACCATTGAATAGTTGCAAACCAGATTTGTCTTGCTGATAATTCATCGTGCGAGTCAAATCCTTCATTGCGTCTAGTTCTGATTGGTAATTGTTGTCGTCAAGTAGATTTTGAGTCATTTGAACAGAACCCCCATAGTTGTTGTATGTGATTTCTGTCAAATAAGTCTTATCTCTGTCGACTGTAGGAATTGCATCTCCTTCAGCAAATTCGGATACTGTTGAGAATCCTGTCTTACCTTCGAAGTTCTTTTTTCCTACTGTGCCTGAAGCACGATTTAAGATATTGAAAATACCTGGAGTATATTCCATATCGCCTTGGTCCGCAAAATCTAAGATTTCAAGACCAACTCCTGGGATTTGAAATCCCCATGTTCCTGTTGTTTCAATCATAATTTTTACGAATTAAATACGGATGACTCCAAAATACTAACTATAGCTCTTGCCGAGTTTAGTGGGTCTAGTCCCCATGTTGCGTACTGTGCTGATGATGTAGTTGATGTAGATTCATCTAGTGTATCTTCATCATCCAAATCCATTCGGTAACCACTTAGGTTTGAACCTGTAGTAGTACCAATAGTTGCGTCAACTTCTGCTGAATAAAGTGTCATTTGTGACAAATCAATTCTAGCAGTTACTTTAGCAACTGTTGAGTTTGTTGATGTAGCTGTAAATGTTCCTACATAACTTCCAATTTCAGCTCCAGTAGCACCTGATGTTGTCATAGGTGAACCATTAGATTTAAGAATAGCATTTACATGACCGAATACGGCTGTACCTGTTGTTCCTAACGCCATGAATCCACTAGCTAACACAACTGAATCCATAACAGTAGTAACTACAGAATTTGTAATTATTTCCTTTCTAAGGATTTGTGCTCCATGTGAGTCTAAACTTCCTGCTTTATAAAAAGACATTAGTTTTTTTTGGAATTAAATAATAATACTTATTTAGATTCACTTGCTAACAAACGTCTGATGGCATCAGGATTCTTAGTTTTAAGTTCCTTATACCTAGCTTCGTTACCACCCATGTTTTTGTTGATATACTCAACCTCCATAGGAGATAATTTCATAGGGTCATCTTTATTAGGTTCTTTATGAGTATGTGGATTATTGATTACTTCTTTCGAATCCTCAATAACACTTTCTTCACGACCTAATAATCTATAAGCATCTTCATAAACAGATGAGAAATCATCTTCATCTTCTAGGTTTCCAATGTTAAACATTGAAAGTTTTCTATCAAATGCGGATTTTTTCAAGCCAGCTTCATCATTAGAAGGAGAAAACTCAGGATGTTTAGCCATAAACTTATTCATAGCTTTGTCCTTATTCTTCTCACGAGATTGCTGCTCCTTCCTATTGAGCATCTCCTCTACCTTCTTCAAAACGTCAGTATCTTTAGGTTCTGGATTATCTCCAGCTCCTTCCAATTCTTTCAGTTTAGAAGCTAATTCTTCTTTCTCCTGTTCTGTTAGTTGCTTTTTAGAACGGATGTCCTTTATTTCGCTAACAAGATTATCTTTTGTCTGAAGCAAAGTAGCATTTTCAGCTTTAACTTTTTCTAGTTCCTCCTCAGGAGTAACTGTAGGTTCTTCAGTAACCTTCTTGATAGGATTTCCATCCTTATCTTTTTCATCGTTCATACTTTTACACTTTTTAATTAGTAATCCCTTTTTTACTTGGTTGAGTCCAAGAAGTGGTCGTGTCCACTAAAGTTTAAACTACACTATTTAAAGTAGTGTGTGCAAGAAAGGGTATCGACCACCCCCATCCTGCACAGACTACTCTAAAGCAATCTGCTATTGTAACGGGTACATTTTTATTATAACACAAATAATGTGTTAATGCAAGTTTCTATTTGTATCTTTTATTGTCTGACTTATCTAACTTTGGTTTAGCTTTCATTTTCTTTTTAAAATGTAATGTTCGTAAGAAAGCTCCTCTAGTTAAATCTCTTGCGTTCTCTTCTTGTGCAGAGAAATATCTAACAATATCTTTATTCATTAAAGCCTGTAGATAGTTAGTTAAACCATCTATAGCTTTCATCTCTTGAAATATTTTCTTTTCTAATTCAGGGTCTATTATTGTCCCCAATATATCACCATACCTTCCTAATAGCTCTTGTTCTAATTCGTCTATTGTGAATTTATCCATATATTAACAAGTCATATTTGACTGAAGATTAGCTAATTGTCCTAATTGTGAACCAGCTTCACCACCTTTTGCTCCTCTTGTCAAGTTGTTGGCAGTGTTTTGTGTTGGGTCAGTACCCATACCTTTATCAACCTCTCGACCTGGGTCTGGTTGTGGATTAAGAACATTCTTATTAATTATCTTCGTAGGGTCATCTCCCATCTTCTCTGCTGTCATAGCAAGTAGTTCTTCTTTGTCTACCATTTCTGGGAAGAAACTTAGGTATACTCTTACCTTCTCTAACTGTAGAGCCTTCTCAATCTCTTGTGAGCCTTCACTCTTAGGAGATACGACTAATACAATATCTGATCTAAAGTTACGTATGTATCCTGGTGTGATAGCATCTATCTCTATCTTCTGTCCAGATTCCTTTTCTGTTATCTTTGACCTTGCTTGTAGTTGTTGTTTGTTAGGTAAGTTTGCTCTACTCTTATAGAACTCAATTATCTTGTTACCTCTCTTACCACTTGTTAATACTGTGTTGTTTACTTTAAAGGAATTGAATACTTCATTGCTATCATTAACTCCATCTTTTCCAAGAATACTTTGTAGTACTGGGAATTTAGGGTCTGTCCAAGCCTGTAAAATGTTAGCTCCTTTCAAGAAAGCTTTTCTCTTAATAGCAGTCTTAGCCATTCGTGTGAATATACCTAGTATAGCTGTAACTCCTTCTGCTGCGACAGAGATTTCTCGTGCCGTAGTTCTATCTCCCTGTCCAGCGATACCCTGAGATACTGCGTCAACAGAAGACTCTGCCATTACATTCCTTGTATATTCTAATATAAATTGATGCCAGTTATCAGGAGTTCCTGGTTCTAGCTTCATTATTGATTGATTGATAGGTAATCCCTGTGTATCATAAGGAATCCTTCTTCCTGGTCGTAGATAATCATCTTCGATGTCATCGTAGCCAGCCATTAGTATAGGTGGGAAAATAGATAGGAATGATTGGTCTAATAACATATTAGTCAATACGTTTAGTATATCTTGCCATGCACTTAACCTATCTGGTAGTGATTTACCATAGAAGAAATCTGCACCAAAGAAATCAAACCTAACATCAAAGAAAGGTAATTCCTTATGGTTGAATGGTAATGGAGATGCCTCCATGTTTCCATTCTTATCTATAATTGGGTTTAACCACAAACCATTAGCTATAATAACAAACTGGTCATTATCAGCATCATAGTATCTTAGTACTTCTACGTTTCCTTCTTCTGTGAAATCTGAAATATAATCTCTATAGTATGGTCGTAATTCATCTTCACCATAAATAGATTTGAATGGTAGTACATCCTTGTATCTTGGATACATTGTCCATTCGTTATGAAATTGTTCCCAAGTGATTTCGCTTCTCCAGAAACAATATGGTTGTTTTTTAATATTATTAATACCTACAGAAGCTGGGTAAAATTCCTCTAAAGGAACTATGTAAGCAGGTAGTCTAACTTCTTTCTCTGTATATTCTTCTACAGTTAAGTCACCACCAATACCCTTGACATTTCTCTTTTTTCGTGTCTTAGTAAAGATATCTTCATATCCAATAGCAGTTCCTTTAACAATAGCTTCCAATAAAAAGTAGACCATGAATTCATCATAGTCATCTAAATCTTCTGCATACTCATACAGAGCTGTTAATATTGTGCCCTTTCTATAATCTTCATCACCTCTTCCCTTGAACTGTGCCATTGGAAGTACTGATGTAACCTTACCTAAAACAGCCAAAACTTTAGACCTTGTAATCTGGTCATGTGCTCTAGCTTGCCAATCTTCTATACCTTCTCTCTCGTCGATATTTGTTGTAAATCGTCTAACAGAATCTTCAATATAATCTATGATATTTCTATTATCGAAATATTCATAAGACCTAAATCTTTGGTCACTACAATAACGAAACTTATCAGTCATCTCACTGAGTAATAGTTTCTCATCTACTGTAGGGATTTCAGATTTATTATCGTTTGATATATCTGTTAGGATAGTTTTTTCTTTTCCCATATTCATTTCATTATAACACAAAGCGATTTAAAAGTCAAATCTATTTGACTACCATTGTAGAACATGCTAACTCTGCCTCCTTATTATGTTCTGCACTATGTCGCATCATGTATACATTTGTTTGTAATGAATCTAATGATTCCTTATAACCTTCTACATAATTTTTAAGTTTCCTTGTCAGTTCTGCTTTATCTTCTTTCTTCTCCCAGAATGTTCTATCTTCGAATCTATTATCGATTTCATCAATATCGTACCCTATAGGGGGCATTTCTTGATAACACTCCCCAATGTACCCTTTGTTAAAATAAATGCGGTAGAAGCCATGTTTAATACGTTTAACTTTAATATGTGGACTTATACGTTTACAGTCCTTTAAAAACCTTCTAAAATACCTACTACCTGTATGTTTATACGCTTGTCTAAAATCTCCATGCATAATATTTTATTTAAATCCTATAATTTTTTCTTCTGATTCTAATACATCTTCTGCTAATTCAACTGTCACTATCTCTAGTTTAGCTTCATTCTTTAATGCGTCTTGTATATCCTTAGCAAAACCAAATTTAATTACTCTATATTTTTTCATAATAAATGTGAATAAAATGAATATTTAATTCATATTAATATCCTACTGCCCTTTTCTTAGTAAACCTTTGACCCTTGACAAACTTATCTTTTACTTTTCTAACTTTATGACTCCTATCTCTTAAACCTAATGCCAAATATTCTAAGGCAGAACGATAATGTGAAGTACCATCATGTCGTGGTTTAAGTGATACTGTAAACTCTATACCCTCTCTTTTAACTTTAGGATAAGCTGCATTCATTATACATAAATCAAACCATTTAGTATCATCATTCATATTTAGTTCTATACCATTAAATATAAGTTTCTTAGTTTCTCCTTTCCTAGCTGTAAAATGTTTCCATTCATCTCTATAGTTCATTATAATACCATGGTCTCTTAGAACAGATATAACAGTATCATCAGTTACATTATTCTGGAATCTACCAGCAGGATCACCAAAGTGTGTCCCATGTTTCCAATACTTATGTTCATCTATCTTCTCTAAGTCTCTATCTGTATATTGATATGAATTATCTGATTCAACTATTCCAGTAATAAAAGGTACAAAGAAATCAATATTCTTATTACTCATTTGATATGTATCAATGATTCTTAATTTACCATTGATTAATTGTGACCAGATAATAGCTGTATCATCAGTTTTACCAAAGTCCCAACCAGTATATAGTGGTAGACTAGGGTCATATTTGAATATTCCCTTCTCTACATTCTTTTCATTCCAGTCAGGATATACCTTACCTGTTAGAGATTTAGAATATGATATGTCTACTTCCTGTGCCAGTTCTTCTTTTGTTCTAGTTGCTTTCTCAAATTCATACCAAGAAGCATCTTTGAAAGGATGTTGAGACCAATGCATAGTGTGAATACTAATTAACATCTCTCTAATCATAGCATAATAGTTATATCCATTAGGAGTAGAGTTAGCTAATCTACAGTTAGTAGAATCTTTAGAACCTTCCCAAGCTCCCTTAGCATAGTCCCAGAATCCTAACTCATCGAATAGGATAGCAGTCTTACGTGAACCTCTACCGAACTTCTCACTCATAGTATCACCTGTTATTTCATTTCCATTAACAGGATTCTTTAACAACATCTTCTTCTTATGTTGTTTCATATTAAAACGTTTTGGTAATATCCACTGTGGTAATGATTCAATAGTATATTCTATCTTACCAAAGAGAGAATCAATAGAACCATTATCAACTAATGCTTCCTTATAAGAACCAATTAGTATAGCTGTACCCTCACCAAATAACCAATACCATATAGGTATATATACAAAAAATATCCATGATGCTCCCATGTCTCTTGATTTCTCAGCAAAAGCATCTTCACCTTTATCAATCCTATCTATAAACCACTTTGATGCATCCTCTTGGAAATCAAAGGCTATGAAAGGAAGATGTTTAACCTCTGTCTTAGGGGAGTAAGTCCAAGCAAAGTTATTTAACCAAAATAAGAAACCTTCCTTATTATTATAAGAGCCATCTGTTTGTATACCCTTACATAGTTCTATAGTCCTTGCTCTGGACAGGGTATAGTTCTTACGACCAGTGTAACATGCATCATTAATCTTGGCACGAAGTTCTAACTTCTTTGTATAATCATCAGAATTAATATACTCATTAAAGACACGATTACGTCTAATAACCTCTTCTTTTTTCATTAAAGCTATCTTACTCTGAGCATTTGACATATCTTCAGTATTCATTATTTATTCAGACTTTCTTTCAACTGCGTGTTCTCTTTGTTTAATAACAGTTTCCATAAGTTCCTGTGGTGATAATCCATCTTCGACTTTAGATAGATGAGCTATATGTTCTGTAGCTTGTCCTTGTATAATCTGTCCCTTATCAAACAATATACCAAATAAAGTACCGAAGTCCTTTAGTGACATCTTCTTCAATTCAGCGTTAGAAATCATAGATAGCTTCTTAGCCATGAGCTGAGCAAGAGTATCTCTATTACTTAGTACTAATTTCTTTATATCCGCCCCTTCTAGTTCTTTTTTCTCAGCAGCTTTAATCTCAGACTTAGGAGAAGCCACCGCCCTAGATGCCATAGCATCCAATACCAAATCATATGTATCTTTACTTATACCATATTTATCAGGATTATTCTTTACTTCCGCATAGTTACGGTATACTGCACCTTTAATAGCTTTAGCATCCTTATAGTGTTTATCAAATCCATATTGAATACCAACATCATATATAGTCTTAGATGCCAGCATCATGAATAATCCTGTCTTTTGTTCTGGTTTTAATTGTATTGCCATATTATTTTTTTATATATGAAACCAGAACCCTTCTTCTCTGTCGATAATTGTATAGCCATTACTTTTTAGTATAATAGATTGTACCTCTTTTCTTCTTAGCTGCCTTATCTGCTGCCTTCTTATGGGCTTTAGCAGCTTTAGCCATAGCTTCCTTCTTTATCTCCTGTGCCATGAATTTAACCTTACCAGCTCTAGTGACCTGGTTATTCTTATCACGAGTGGGAGCATTCTTAGTACTCCTATTCTCCTTGATAATACTTCTCTTCTCATCAATTGCATCATGTTGAGCTTTATAGTAAGTTTTAACTAACTTACGTGCTGGTGCTGATACTATTCTCTTTATTCTACTTCTTATAGACATATTTTTACGAGTGTGATTTTAGTTGTGATATACGTATCTGGCATAGTTTTAAAGTAGAATAGACTTTAGGTAGTAACCTGCCGCCGATTAGTTTAATCTTATATCCATTTTTACGTTTAACACATTTCATAATAATATAGATAGTATATCATATATAGGATATATTGTCAACCATATTTTGTAATACATTATTACAGAATATATATAAATTTTAGTTATGGTAGATATATACTACTACCCATATCGCCCCCCTCACCCCTACCCCCAAACACTTAACCATTTGACTGTACCAGATAACTATGTTCTAATAC